TGGACAACGTGCCGCCAATGTAGGAAAGCTTCCAGTGCTGGAGTACACCGGTAGCAAGCTGGAGAAGATCGGCAAAGGCACAACACGCATCCCCAACTTCACTATCGTGTCGTGGATTGATCGTCCAGCAGGCATGGATCAGAGTGATGAGGAAGTGGTGGCGTATCAAGCGCCAGCTCCAGTGGCGAAGCCAACGAATGCGGCAAAGCCAACGCCAGCGGCTGCTGCTGTGGCCGCGGCAGTTGAAGATGACGAAATGTTTTAACTGACAGTAGTCAAGTGCCGAGGTGTAACAGCCTCGGCTTTTTTTTCCTCTAAAAATTACAAAATGAAATATCTCTCTTTATGCAGTGGTATTGAGGCGGCAACAGTAGCATGGCATCCCCTTGGATGGGAAGCAGTAGCGTATTCGGAGATCGAAAGATTCCCATCTGAAGTGCTGGCGCACCATTACCCACAAACGCCAAACCTTGGCGACATGACCAAATTTAAGGAATGGACAAATGTCTCAAATGTCGATCTTCTCGTTGGAGGAACACCATGCCAGTCATTCTCAGTCGCAGGACTCAGAAAAGGATTGGATGACCCTCGTGGCAACCTCATGCTTACCTATCTTGCCATTGCTGACAAATTTAAACCCAAGTGGATTGTTTGGGAAAACGTCCCTGGTGTCCTGTCATCTAACGGAGGAAAAGATTTTGGAGTCTTCCTCGGGGCGTTGGGGGAACTCGGGTATGGGTTCGCATACCGCGTTCTTGACGCTCAGTACTTCGGAGTGGCCCAAAGACGCAAGCGTGTGTTCGTTGTCGGATACCTTGGAGACTGGCGAGCTGCCGCAGCGGTTCTTTTTGAGCGCCACAGCTTGCAGGGGCATCCTGCGCCGAGCAGAGAAAAGAGGCAAGCAGTTGCCGCCAGCGCTATTCCAAGCGTTGCAGGCAGTCTCGATACAGAGTGCGGTGGAGGAAAGCTAAACCATCAAACAGTTGCAAATGGTCATCTTGTACAAACAACAGTTTTTTATGAAAGCAGTCTTGCTCAATACAAAAAAGCTGATGTAGCGGGAACAGCCAAAGCAAGTGGAGGTGTAGCAGGCGGCGGGAGCGAAACATTCATAGCACAGACAGTCTTTGAGATGCATGGACAGGACAGCCGTGTGCGTGACCTTGGCGAGACTTGTAGCACTGTCACAAGTAAGTGGGGTACAGGCGGCGGTAATGTACCTGTTGCGTTGCAACCCATTGCCCTTGCTGAGAACACCATAGGACGCCAACCTCAAAACGGCGGTAATGGCGATGGGTTTACTGATGGCGGTCCGATGTACACGCTCAACGCCACAGGTGTGCATGGTGTAGCGCAACCCATCGCATTCAGCGGTCAGATGTCAAACCCGCAAACAGATGTGGACATGACTCAAACCCTGCAAGCAAAAAATCCGATGGCGGTTTGCCTGATGGATCAAGGCGGCAGCGTAATGAACATTGAGCATGACATAACAGGAACTTTGCGCCGTGAAACGCATGGGCATGAACCTGTTGTTATGCAATCCATGGCCGTCAGAAGACTCACCCCTGTGGAATGCGAGAGATTGCAGGGCTTTAGCGATAACTACACCGACATCAAAAGCAAAGGCAAGCCAACGCCTGATGGTCCAAGGTACAAAGCCTTGGGCAACAGCATGGCAGTGCCAGTCATGGCATGGATTGGGCAACGCATAGAACAAGTAGAGGCAATATGCAAGCAGAACAAATAGCCAAGCAGCTAGGCAACGCGAAGAGAGCAAACGGCCAATGGGTAGCGTCATGCCCAGTGCCAAGTCACGGCAAAGGCAAAGGCGACAAGAATCCATCCCTCTCAGTACACATAGACGATGAGGGCAAACCTTTGTTTCACTGTCATGGTGGGTGCAGTCAGGAGTCAGTGTTCCAGACCATCAGGGATATGCAACTGTTACCCGAGTTGGAAGAACGTCCAGACCCGCTCGCCAACATCAAGCCCATGCCAAAGGTAGAGTTTCAGCAGGAATGGCAGTATCAGGACGAAGACCGCGTCACAGTGTTTGTGAAGCACAGGATACGCATTGGGGAGTTTGGCAAGACATACAGGCTCTACAAGATGGACCCAAGTGGTAAGCGCTACCCGACACTGGGTGACGCAAGGATCGTCCCATATAAGTTGCCAGAGCTACTGGACGCAAAGACCGCCGGCAGGATCATCTATTTGGCAGAGGGCGAAAAGGCGGTAGACGCATTGATGTCATTGGGAGTCGCCGCCACAACATCGCACAGTGGCGCAGGCAACTGGCCTCCTGAGAACACCGAATACTTTGCAGGAGCCAATGTCTGCATCATTCCTGACAACGATCTCTCGGGCTGGGCATACGCTCGCAAGGCAGCAGAGGCCATACTGCCCATCGCCAAGGCCGTCAAGGTCATTGATCTTGGTCTGCAAGGTCAAGGCGATGACGCATATGAGTTCATCGAGGCAGGCGGCGGCAGGGCAGAGCTGGCAGCCCTAGTTAAGGCGGCGCCAAAGATCAACAGTGTTGACGATGTAACGCTTCCCGAACGATTGCAGGGCGTTCAACTAAATACGCAAATTGAAGACACGCCACCAAAGCAAACAGCGGAGGAGATCGCCAAAGAGTTTGAGGCAGACCCGCCAAAAGAAGCTCCACCACCAAAACCTCTCAAGACCATCAAGATTGAATCTTGGGACACCATACAGGATGAGCCGGTTGAGTGGCTGATAGAAGGGGTGCTTCCAGCGTTGAGCTTTGCGGCACTCTATGGACCGCCTGGCTCCTTTAAGAGCTTTCACGCACTCCATATTGCCTATTGTGTAGCTACAGGTCACAGCTGGATGGGCAGGCCAGTGAAGAAGTCAGGCGCGGTGCTGTACCTGTGCGGTGAGGGCTTTGGGGGAATAGGCGCAAGGATTAAAGCCTGCAAGATTCACCATCAGATTGAGGACGGCGCACCTATATATGTAGTGCGCCACCAGCTAAACCTGAGATCAAGTCAAGAAGACTTCAACGCGCTGATGTTGGCAATAGTGCAGCTGGTGGAGCAGACAGGCATCCAGTTTGAGTTAGCCATCGTAGACACCTTGGCTAGAGCCTTTGGCGGCGGCAATGAGAACAGCTCAGAAGACATGGGTGCATTCATCACCGCAATGGGTAAGGTTCAAGAGTTCCTCAATTGCGCCTTGATGGTGCTACATCACTGCGGAAAGGACACCGCCAAAGGTCTGCGAGGACATTCCTCACTGCTTGGCGCAGTCGATACAGAGCTTGAACTACTGCGCTTTGACGAGCAAATGAAAGGCGTACTCACCATCAGCAAGCAAAAGGATGGAGCCGACAACGATCGTTTTGGCTTTGAGATGGTAGAGGTAGAGATCAGATCAGCAGGCTTGGGATTGAGCGATCCAGTAGTCAGTCTGGCGGTGCAGGCATCAGATTTAACCTTTGATGAAAATCCAAAAGCTAGCAAAGGGAATACCGGCAAGGGAAAGAATCAGCGTTTGGAGATGCTCTGCTTGGAAAAAATGGTCAAAGAGCATGGATCACCAAAGTACATAGAAGGTTTACAACGCCATGCCATCAGATTAGAGCAGTGGAGACAGGAATTGTGGTCAAAGATGGGCTGCACTGATGAGGATAAAGGCACATTTAAAACCGCCTGGCATCGTGCCAAACAGCGATTGCTGGACTCAGGAGAGGGCGGCATCAGGGATGATTTTGTGTGGTTGCAGCATAAACCGATGGACTTTGATGCTGGATAAACATACAGGTTACAAGTTACAAACAAGATACAAATGTTACCAATTGAAGCTTGCATGGTTACAGTTACAAATCGAGAGTCTAGAAGACTCGATGATATGTAACCCATGCACCATTTGAAACCGAGGATAAGACATGGCAACAAAGAGAACAGCAAGACAGCATCCAGTGGTGGAGCATCCAAGCCCAAAGGCAGACGCTTGGACAATTCACGTTCAATCAAAGCTGGTTGAATTGGAGTCAGTCAAAGCCGCCAGCGATAGGAAATGGGGAGAAAATCGACTGACTACTTTAGTAAGCAGTGAGGTGAGGGAGAAATTCTGGACTCAGAACAGCAGATTGCATCAAGCAATAGCGGTCAAAGACTTTGCGAAGTTCGATTCCAGCGTGGCGTCAATGATCAGGGCGTATGCAGTGTTGGACAAGTTAGCAACCGAGGATCAGTGTGAGGTGGCTGATGTCGGCATACCTCGGATTGAGTGGGAGATGCAGAATGGTCAGACGATGGTGATTGTGAGAAGTGTCAACGAAGCCGTTGCGATACAGACTCAGCGACAGGACTTGGCGAATCATCACATCTGGTCAATGCAAGAGCTTGAAGCGTTGCTGGCTGATGAGCGTATGCAGGCAGTCATCAAGATCAAGGCGCTTGTGCCAACGGCGCAGCTCACCAGCTTCAAGCCAACTTCAGAGTTCAAGCCTGGCGGTGCAACAGGCTTTGATGATTTTGTTGATGACCTTACTTTCAGCGACAATGACACAATGGATTACAAGTTCGACAGCAAACAGGCAGAGAGGTTCAAGAATGGATCAAATTAAGCTCATGGTGGCATTTGTGCGTGAAAAGGTACTGGGCATCGTCCAGCGGATTAAAACGGCTTTAAAGAGGGTTTAAGCATGGCAGGAACACCAAAGCGACGAAAGGATGTCGCTTTCCTCAATGAGATGCCAGAAGAGATGATCTTCAGCATGGTGGAGTCTGGGAAAAGCATTGGCGACATCTGCATCGAATTGGGCATCGGTAAACGTGCGCTAGACGATTGGATTGAGGAAAACGATCATGGTGCTATGATTACGCGCGCGCGCACGCGTGCCGCCGATCTTCTGGCTTGTGACACGATAAAGATCGCAGACGGCATGGACGTTGACCATCCGCAGCGCGATGTCCAGCGCATCCGCACTCGCCAGTGGCTGGCCGAAAGGTGGGATCAGAAGACTTATGGCTTACAAAAGGCGCAACAGATCAACATAAACATCCAAGACCTACGCATGGCGGCACTGCGCCATGTTGAGGTGATCGATGACTTATCCACAGAAAATGGCGCATGATGCACACATTGGCCTGTGGACAACTGCAAACTGCCTGCTTATTGAGCAAAACAGACGGAGTTATCCACAGTTTGGTTAACATAATAGTCATTGTATTAAACCGATTATGTAAGGCTCATGTAAGAAAGCATATAGATCAATGACTTACCGATACATCGACCTGTGGACAACTTCCCAGCCGTTTACTGGTCTCCGGCGGCTGGCCGCGGCTGGCGCCGGCGCGATGAGCCCCCCCTTGCTCGCGGCGGCGGGGGCGGCTGATGCAGCACCCAAACAGATATCGCCACCCGCATGACGACCCCCACCCCCCTACCCCTTACCGCGCCAAAGGCCGTCCCGAAAAAAAATTCTGATGACTTGGTGGCGAATAACCCATTTGTGGAATTCGTCAAGCTCTACAAGAACAACCCTGTCCTATTTGTCAAAGAGGTACTGAACACTAACCCTGACCCTTGGCAGATAGAGTTCCTCAACCACATCGCCGCAGGCAACCGCCGCATCTCTGTACGCTCAGGACATGGCGTAGGCAAATCGACAGCGTCAGCATGGGCAATGATTTGGTATCTATTCCTGCGCTTCCCTGTCAAGGTGGTGGTGACTGCACCGACATCCAGCCAGTTGTATGACGCGCTATTTGCTGAGGTCAAGCGTTGGGTCAAGGTACTGCCGCCAATGTTGCATGATCAGTTGGAGGTGAAGCAGGACCGCATCGAGGTCAAGGATGCGAATAATGAGGCATTTATTTCTGCCAGAACTTCCCGCGCCGAGCAACCCGAAGCCTTGCAAGGCGTTCACAGCGATCATGTGATGCTGGTGGGAGATGAGGCAAGCGGTATTCCAGAACAGGTATTCGAGGCCGCATCGGGTTCTATGTCAGGACATAACGCCGTCACCTTGCTATTGGGCAATCCGGTGAGGTCTAGCGGTTTCTTCTTTGACACGCACAACCGGCTAGCCAATGACTGGGTGACCATGCGGGTGTCTTGCGTTGACTCGCCAAGGGTTAGCGAGGCTTACATCGATGAGATGAAAGCTCGCTACGGCGAGGAGAGCAACGCCTACCGCATCCGCGTACTGGGCGAATTCCCAAGATCAGATGACGATACTGTCATCCCTATGGAGTTACTGGATTTGGCGATGAATCGTGATGTTGCGCCCAGCCAACACGCGCCCTTGGTGTGGGGGTTGGACGTTGCGCGCTTTGGCTCTGACAGGTCTGCGCTGTGCAAGCGCAAGGGTAATGCGGTGCTGGAGTCCATTAAGACTTGGAAGAATCTGGACTTGATGCAACTCACTGGTGCTGTGGTGGCAGAGTATGAGATTCTTGTACCGAGCGAGCGCCCACAGGAGATATTGGTGGATTCAATTGGATTGGGCGCTGGCGTGGTGGACAGGCTCAAAGAGCTGGGGCTACCAGCGCGTGGCATTAACGTGTCTGAGTCACCCGCCATGGGGAATACTTACAGGAATCTCAAGGCCGAGTTATGGCACAAAGCAAAGGCGTGGCTGGAGTCTAGGGACTGCACTATGCC